AAAACTCTGGACCAGACCCTTCCGAAAAAGCTTATGTCATCATTTCGATTCCAAGCCCGCTATGGATTATTCACCTACTCGCAATGCGGCCAACTCCGACCATCAGCAGTCGTGGAGTTATTCTCGGCTCTCTCAGCAGATTGTATCGTCGGCAGAGAAGCGCACGGCGATGGTGGGACGCATCTACATGCTTTCGTCGATTTTCGCAGAAAGTACAGAACTCGAGACGTGCGCAAATTCGATGTTGAGGGTTTCCATCCAAATATCATTTCTACAATCCGAAGTCCAAGTGGCAGTTGGGATTACGCAACGAAAGATGGCGACATATGTGGCGGGAGCCTACGCAGACCAGAACCTAGCCAGGGTTCTAATGCTGAACGACAGAATGCTGGATGGGACCAACTCAGAGATGCATCAACTCGAGAGGAGTTTTTTGAACTTGCGTCAGCGCATCTTTTCAGCCATCTCGTCAAATCATTCACTTCATTCTCTGCATACGCAGATTGGAAGTTTAGAGTGGATCGGGCACCTTATCGTCACCCTAGCCAATACTCGTTCGATCTTACACAATATGGTGAGATTCGGGAATGGGTTAGGGAACATCTATCCGGCAATCAGATTGGTAAGTACTCCGCTAACCCTAAGGGTAACCCTAACCCTAACCCTAACCCTAACCCTAACCCTAACCCTAACCCTAATTGGGCTAACCTCTGAGTGACAGAGGTGCGTGGAATGAGCTTGTATCTGTGGGGTCCTTCAAAGACTGGTAAGACAATGTTGGCGAGGTCATTTGGCACCCATGCCTACTTTGGTGGATTATTCTCTTTGGAAGAGTATGAACAGGATCCAGACTGTTCGTATGCAGTATTCGACGACATCCAAGGAGGTTTCAAATTCTTCCCAGCATACAAGAGCTGGTTGGGTCAACAGACAGAGTTCTACTGTACTGACAGGTACAGGAAGAAGAAGCACATCGCATGGGGTAAACCATGCATTTGGCTATCCAACAATGACCCAATGAGCGAGGACGTCGACCATGATTGGTTGGAAAAAAATTGTATTATAGTTTATATAGGGGAGAGGCTTTACTCTCCAGAGCCCTCATGCCAGTAATACCTGGCGTGAACTCCGAAATTCATAGTATTCTCCGAACTATCATTGATAGCATTGAAGAGGTCCAAAACAAACAGATCGCCCGAATTCCCTTTGGTCGTACCAGCAGCGTAGTGGGCGTCATTCTTCGACCCACTTCCAGACTCGTCATCCGCATAGACAATACCCCTGTTCACGGGGTAATACCGCTTGAAAATCTTGTAGGTACCGTTCGGGTTGTTACTCTGAATGGTACGTGTCGTGTCCGAATGTACCGTAACAATACTGCGATCCAACTTCGCAGTAAAAGGATTGATCCAATCACGCAATCGAGTACCCTCGAAAAGATAATTGGCCATTTCGTTGTAAAGGGGGGTGGCAGCAGCGCTACCATCCCGCATGTTCCAAATGGCGCGACCATACCCACGAGTGGAGTCGGGCGCAGCCACACTATTGGTAGGGAATTCCTCCAATAGGCCAATGCAGGAAAATACGACGCGTCTCCACAGCCAGCCTGCTCCATTATTAGGCTGCAACTCAACAGTTTCTTGGAGGCCTTTGACGAAACACCGGGTCTTCCAACGCTCAGCGGAATTGGCGTGAATACCGCGAGGTAATGACCCATCAAGAGAACCGACGCGACGAGCAGTGGGAGAAAACAAATATCCATGGCTGGTATCACCAAACATGGTGAGAGGGCCAGGATTCTGTTGTTGGAAATCGGTGGAAATCGGAACGCCAAGCATGTTGTCGCGACACTTGCGAGCCGCTATGTTCCGAATGGACCGAACGGAACGACCGGATGACCGACGACGGCGACCATAAGAGCGACGGGGGACACGGCGACGGGCGAATGTTGGCCGGCGGCGGGCGAACCTGCGCCTCCGAAAGCGACGGTGTGCGTAAGCCATGACGTAAAATGCGACATACCCCTCAACAAAAAAAAACATCTCCGCGGGGGAAGGGACCTATTTATACCCGGCCTGGGTCCGGGTCCAAGGTCCAGAGGTAATATTA